CGCTAGTTAATCTAGATACTGTACGTCCATATAGTGTTTCTACCTGTGATTGAATAGGTGCAAACATTCCCACCCAAATGCCATCACCAAACTTACCTAGTAGATCTGGGTACATTTTAGCTAACCGTGGAAGAATAACCATAAGTGTAGCCACTGTATTAGCAATTGTTTCTGATTTACCTGACTGACGAGATGCAAGAGCAGTTACCTCTTCGCCATCGTTAATAATAACAGACTCAATAATACGACGAGCTAACGGCGCTTGGTATGGGTGAAGTTCATGGCCTACTAGTAAAACCATAAATTCCATGACTTTACTAACTAATAGCTTAACAAACTCTTTAGAGAGCTCATCTAGCTCATCTTCTTCTTCTTCAAGAAGTGGAAGATCTTCGTCAAGCTCTTCTAACTCAACCTCATCAAACGTATCTTCACTCATTTTGAGACTCGTGCGTGTAAGCTTTCTACGATGGCGTGTAAAGCCTCTGTATTTACTCTAGCCTCTTCTAAATAAGCCACTGCCTCAGTCTTTTGCCAACTCGATAGATTTTTACCAATAGAGTAAAGAACTGAGTCACTCCAAGGAATTAACTCAGAGATAGGTAGCATTGCTGCTCTCTTAGTCATTTTTGAAACTGCACGTTCGTGTTTCTTCTTAAATATCATTTTCCGCCCCGTATCTAATATAGTTCCAGTCTACCTCATCTTGTGACATTGCCCGTCCCTTGACTGCATGAGTCAAAGCAGATCTTTCATCATACTTACGAACCCATTTTCCAACAATAAGTGAAAGACGTGTAAATGGTAGCCGTATAGATACACCAGAACCAAAACGGTACTCTCCGTCAATTTCTTGAGTTTCTGCACGTTCGAATACTACCGGTGGCTTTACTGGGTAAACCAGTGGATGCCAATAAAATTTACCTATGCTACGTGGGTTCGCCATATGATTCCTAACAAATATGATTTGTGATGTCGTGCTCAAGCACCAGTTCATCGCAGTCCCTACACTTAAATACCTTTGGAGGTCTAAAATTATTCTGTGCTGTGCCTCCAACAGGGACTTCTTCTATCTCTGGAGGATACTCTGTAATTACCTCCGCCTGTGCGTAAAGCTCTGGTGGAAATGGTCCTTTAGCTGGACCCGCTGATTTCGGTACTGGATGGCCTTGTTTTGTTTCTATCCTCTGAATAATCCGCGTCATGTGACATATACTACACCATAGTAAGCACGTTTCCTACTTGCTAAAGGGGTGTATTTACTGGTATAGTTATCTATAGAGGTTAATAGCCTCTAACACTAACAACGAAACAAAAGAGTTGCAACTAGCCTGGCAGACAGACGCTGGGCTATTTTCATCCAAGTGACAGTTGGATGAAGATTCGGGTTGGCTTTCTAGCCTAGGAGATAGTGTGAAATTTGATGCGAAACAGAAAGTATTTATAATAGGTCTGGCAGCCTTATTGCCATTTTTAACAGGTGCAACTAGTCAAGCGGAAATAGTAGATGGTTCAACTGCTACTATAGAAACTACGGTAACTCTAGGAGCAGATCAGTATTCAGGAGCTACAGAGCTAACTGCTCTAGAGTTGAAAGATATGCTGAGTATGGTTGGATTTAAGGGTAAGTCCCTAAAGCTAGCCTGGTCCATAGTTATGCGAGAATCTAGGGGCCATCCCCTTTCCCACTATGTCTCTGCAAACTCCGGAGATAACTCCTACGGGTTATTTCAAATTAATATGCTAGGCAGTCTTGGACCAGACCGCAGAGAAAAATTCGGTATAAAAAACAACAATGAGCTATTAGATCCAGTAGTAAATGCTAAAGCGGCGTTCTATATGAGCGCCCATGGCACTAACTTTGGATCTTGGGGTTTAGGCCCTGATGCTTATGATGGAACACCTTCAGAACCTGCCGTTACGGTGTGGTTAGATAAATTTCCTAACTAAATAGAAAAGGCCCCGAGAGGGGCCTTTTTTATTACTTCTTACCGGCTCTACGCTTATTCTCTTTAGCGGTATTCTTACCGTGCTTTAATGGCCTAAGGTTACTGGAGCTATCGTTATCATGGTTGTTATCTTTATGGTCAACATCTGTGCCCTTAGGTAGCTTGCCATGCTTCTTCTCATACTTAGCCTTGGCAGCATTCTTAGAGGTAGTGTGCCACTTACCGGAGGAATCCTTATAGTGCTCAACAATAATCTTACGGCCGCCATTAGCAGCAGATCCTTTGTATTCTTTACCGCCAGCTACTGCTTTTTTCTTAGTTGCCATTAGCAGTCCCATGCCCTTCTTGCTTTATTTAAACGACTATTTGGATCTTTAGCTGCGCTAGGAAACTTCTTTGCTTGCCCAGCAGAACGAGCACAGTATGATTTACGACGAGCAGCGGATTTAGGAGACTTTGCAGCCTCTGCTTTTTTAACAGGCGGTTTAAGATTATGTCCTTCTGCTTTAGCAGAGGCGCGACCCTTAGCATTTAACCCACCATTAGGGTTTTGTCCCTCTTTACGAGTCCAGGCAGCGGATTTCTTTTTAGTCGCCATTAGTAGCTCGCGTAAGTATTACAAACACATTTACATATCTTAGATAGGCACACAGATAGGTCCATCTCATGCCCACACTTTTTGCAGTATTGTTCGGTCATTCTAGATCCTTACGTTCTTTCCAAGAGTCATTAGAGGAATTATAGCAGGTATGTTTATTTGCTTTACGTTGTCCCCGATTTTGTTCCTTACGTCCACCAAGCTCATTATGAGACCAGCTACACCCCATACAGTTCCAGGAATGTGATCCTAACCCATTTACTGGCCCATTGAACTTATAATTAGTTAAATTAGGTTCTTTAGCCACTAGTTACTAGATTCTCCGCTAGCACCTCTACCGGGTCGTTTAGTAAGGGCATTGTCCCCTGGGCCCTCATATGGTGTTTCATTACCATAAAGTTGGCTAAGAGCATGCGCATGAGTACGAATAGTGTGCGGAACTCTCTTTGGCTTTGGTTGGTCAAAGAAAATCTTTGTTCTAGTCATTAAATTTTACTTTATTATCTGTTACTACTCGTGTAGACCCAGAATCAAATTTAACGTGTGTCTTACCACTACCGTCTGTATTTGAGATATAACCAAGTACTGCTCCTGAACCATGTTGTGCATGTGTAACAGTAGCAGGTGTTGAAGCAGGTGTATAACGAGATAGTTCCTGGTTCCTAGTTGTCTTACCCTGTTTGTCTGTAACGTTGGTATGAATGTTATCTCCAGTAAAGGATTTCTCTTTCTCCCCAAACTTAACTACTGCAGTAGTACTGCCTGTGCCGCCCATATCAATACCATGGGAAACAACAGTTCCCACGCCATGCTTTGGATGGTAAACAGACTCGCCTGGCTTGAACATAGTAGGAGCAGCTGCTTTTTGTTTAGCAATAGTTTCTCTTCGAGTAGAACGCTCAACTTTAACTCCACCCCTACCAGCAGAAGCTTTAAGTGCTGTTTCTTCCTTAGTAGGAAGTCTATTACCTTGATTAAGGATAACACCGCTTGTAGCCTGTCCTTTAGCGCCTTCTACAGTAACTCCAGCAGTCATATTATCTGGCTCAACCTTAGTGTATACTGGCTCAGGCTTAACACCTGCTATAGTATCCGCCTTAGCTTTTTCAGCAGCAGCAGTTGCAGCATCAGCTGCAGCAGTAGCTGATGTAGCAGCAGCAGCGTTAGCATCAGCAATCATACTAGCAGTTTGTGCATGCCGTTCACGACTTACTCCCTTAATAGGTGCAGCTGGTGCAACAGTTACATTTTCACCACTAGGAAGAGCCATGCCAGTATCTTCACCAGCGTATACCTTCTTTCTAGTAACATTTAAGCTCTCACCAGTTCTAATAGCTTCCCGGACAACATGTGCTTCGTGCACAGCGTTTTCTGGAACGCTAGTCTTTTCAAATAATGTAATGCGCTTTCCTGTTTCTGGATGAGTATAGCCAGGAGTAGGGTGCCAACCTTGATGAACACTGATAGGGGGGGTCATCTCACCTTTTGCATTTGGAACGCCGCCAACAAATGGTACGGAACTTCCTTCTAGATTTCCTTGACCATTTTTTAATGGGTGATCAGGATGGTTAACTTCTGAAAAAGGGACAACTGCACCGTTCTTAGCACGGAAGTGTGCTTTCTCAGGGTCAATCTTATTATCTCCTGAATCATCCATGCTATAAGTAACGCCAGTTCCTGGCATTTTAGTAGCATTGAATCGTTCTTCACTTTTAATAGTATCGTGCATACCGGCAATTGCAGTGATATTAGTTGCGCTACCACGTGGGCCGCCTGTAACTGCATCAAGTCTTGTTTCGGCATCATCTGACGCCCCACCACTTGAATGAAGAACGTATGCCTTAGCAATGTGCTGTCTCATACCTGTACCAGTCATAACTTCTGGTTTGTCTAAATCCCCGGCATTTTTAATGGTACCTTCACGCAGAGCAAGATCCATAGCAGTATCATGAACTTTTTTATCATAACGAGTGTCAACATTATCGTCGCCAAGTTTACCTTCAAACTTTGTACGACGAGCTAAATCTGAAACTTGCTGATATTCGTTACGTCCAGCAGTTGCTCCAGCAGCAGTTGTACTTGCATCAACAACACCAGTTTTAACTACAGCAGTTCTATTTCTTTCGGCTGCACGAGAGCGTGCGTCATCAGATAGCGCAGTTCCGCTAGCTTTTGCTACTGCCTCATTAATAGTAACAGCTTCTGAACCAGGAGCAGAGTTATCTTCAAAAGCACGAAGTGGAAGAACTTTAGGATCAGAAGGAGAAAGACGGCTATCTGGTAGTCTAGGACCTTGTACTATTGGTTTTCCATTGTTATCAACAGTTCTAACAGCTCTTGGCAGCAGAGTCTTAACCATACGTCGTTTTGGTCCCTGCATCTGTGCAGAGACACCAGATTCTAAAATCTCAGTTCCAATTTGTGCACGACGAGCACGTTCTGCACCGGCTGTGCCAACTGCATCTGGCTCAGCACCAAGATTAGTTATTGGCTCTTCCAAAGGCTCTTTTAAAAGATTCTTTGATGCAGGAACTTCTCCCATAACACGTTCGCCCTCGTATTGCGATTTAAAGTTAGGTCCACGATCTACTTCTTCAGGAATTACATTTCCTGAAGCATCTAGTCGTTTTGGTTTACGTGGGCCACGTGTTTTATTAAGCTTTGCCTGTTTCTTTTCATACTCTAAAGCAGCTTTACGAACAGATTGTTCACGCTCATTTTCAGCACGATCTCTTGGAGTATCAATAACTTTGTATGTAGACTCTTCATCTGCTGCTTGCCCTTCTTCTGAATCAGGATCAAGTTCTATTGATTCTGCTTGATTAGTAGGACTAGTAGGACGTTTGTCAACGTAATTATCTTGATACTCTGCTGGGTTAGCCTCATCCGCTTTTGTTGAAAGTCCAGAAGTATCAGAAAGACCAGGTTCATCGTCTTGCGATGCTAATTCATCTGCTGTAGAAACAACAGAAGAAACTCCTTCGGACTTACCAAAAGAACTTTCTGCTTTTCTACGTGCTTCTGGACTATCTTGTTTTGGTCCTAGCTGAGCATTAATAAGTTCTTCTTTTGTTTTTTCTGGTGTTGTAGAAGCAGGAATTATTCCAGCTTCTGCTCTAACTTTTGCAAACTCAGCATCATAAGTAGAAGGGGCTTTTTCTTCTTCAATTGCTACCTTTTTTCCTACCGGTTCCCAAGTCTTAGAGGTTTTAGTGTATTCTTTACCATTAATGGTATATTTTGTTTCTTTATCAGCACCTCGTTTAAATACAGGACGTTTTTGTTTATCTAATTTTGGTTTAAAGAATGAGTTACCAGTTGGTCGTGCAGTGGCTGCTGCTTCTGCAGCTGCGGCGGCTCTATCTGCTAAATCATAAGTAACACCGTCTTTTACACGTATTGTAGAACCACTAGCTTCTTCTTTAGCATTAATTTCTGCTTCATTAGACAGTAAAGTATTACGCTCAGTTTCTTGAGCAGCATCAGCTGCATACTTAGCTTCTCTTTCTGCTTTACCTGGATCCATGGCACGTGCAGCGTCTTTTGCAGGGATAAATGGGCCCTCTGTAAAATCAGCAGGCTTGGCAGATGTGTTTGGTGTAACTAAATTAGAATTTTTAGAGTTAAGTAATGTAACAGGCTTGTCAATTTTAACTTCTGGTTTTTCATATGCTTCACCTGCAGCATTAACTCGCATATCAGTAGTAGCAAGATTTTTACGAGTTGCTTCTACTTTTGCTTTAATGTCTGATAGTACTTTAGGATTTTTTTGCTTAATGCGAGCATCTTCTGCTTTTCTTCCTGCTCGTCGTGAAAGTGCAATAGGTTTTCTACCACCAGCAACTGATTCAGCATTTTGTTCTGTTCCAAAGTTTTCTTGAACTACATATCCTGGACGACCATCAGATGGGGGAATTGTTGCACCCTTAGTTGATGTAGCAGGTTGAATAGGTGCATCAGAGACTGTATTGCTAGTATCTAAAGGAAATGATCCTCTTAAAGCTGCTTGTGGTTTTGCAGTTAGCTTTGCACGTAGTGCATCAAATTGTCCCATTATTTTTTCTCCAAGCGGTCTACGTTGCTATTTACTCTACCAGCAGCGGCTTTTGTAGCAGCGGCTTTTGTAGCAGCGGCTTTTGTAGCAGCGGCTTTTGTAGCAGCGGCTTTTGTAGCAGCGGCTTTTGTAGCCGCTGCCGCTGTCGCTGCATCCTTCTTTCTCTTTGTAACTTCTCCAGTGCGTTTAATTCCTGCAACTGGACCAGATTGGGGTTGTCCTTTATTATCAATTTGTAGTCCACCTAGTTGTACGTCCTCTGCAAGATGTGGGCGAATAAAACCCCCCGCTTCAGCGTTTCCAGCAAGTACATCAGGATGGTTTGGAGCATATTTTTCTTGGGTGGCATCATGTGCAGCAAGTAGATGTTTAATTCCTACTTCGCCTCTAAGTTTTTGCTCACGCACTCTTTCCTCTGTGGTATGAGTAACAAGGTCTTTTCTATTCTGGAAGGCTATCTCCATGCTTTTGTTGCGGGCTATGATATCGACTAGTCTTCGCAACCCACCGCCGCCACCGCCGCTAGAAGGTTGGACCATGTTCTGGCCGTTATTTAAAATCATAGCGTTCCTACCTCTACCTTAGACATACCCAAAAGTTTAGCAACTCCGCCCTGTTCTGTAAGGGCTTGAGAGTTATTATTGTAATGATGGCTGCAAAAAGACAATTCCCCATAGGGGAGTTCAACTAGAAATACTGCTCTAGCTGTACAGGAATCACACTGTACCCGGAGTTGA